CTGACCACGCCAGAACGCGGCCACACGTCGTCGTCATGCACCATGAAGCTGGGCAACATCGCCACGTTGCCTTTGCAGGCGCGCATTAGCGACGGGATGGACAGGTCAAGATCGGGTTCGGTCATGTCAGCCCCCATTGTTTCAAAATGGCCTCGGCCTCGGTCACGGATCTTACCACGGCATAGGGCGCACCAGCTCGCGCCAGATCACGCTGGATATCCTTTTGCGCATCGCTCTGTGGGCTCTTGGCCTTAATCTCCAGCCCGTAGAACCGGCCCTGCCAGATGATCTCGATATCTGTCCAGCCCGCCTTGGTGCCGAGCTTGCGCGCCTTGGCGATCTGGCGAGCCGCCTCGGGTCCGGCCATGTCCAGCTCGTTCGGGCTGTGGTGATAAATCGCGTCGGCCGGTAGCGCGAGATCGAGGAGCTGGAGGATCGCCTTGTGGATCGCCCCCTCGCGGTCCTGGCGCGGCGCGCTGTGGTCGCCGTCGGCCTTGTAGAACGCCTGGAGCTGGGCGGCTGTCATGCGGTTGCCGGTCATAGCTTGTTCCTCGCCCACTTGAGCGCATTGGCCAGACGGTCGCGTATGTCCTGGGTTGCGCTCGACTTCGGCCCCTTGCACGGGCATGGAGCAAGCGCGACCAGGAGCCCGTGGATTTCATCGGCCGGAACGTAGATCACGGCCATGCCGTTCTCGATCTTGACGTGGCCCCGCTTCTCGTCGCGCAGGCTCATGCCGACACCGCCGCGAAACATTGCACCGCCACCCCGAGGAGCCCGGCGAAGTAATCCGCTGCCTCGGCACACTCCAGCGGCGTGGGATACGCTCCCAGCTCGGGCAGGCCCGGCATCATCGCAATGGCCCTCCAGATTGCCTCGCTCATTCTTTCCCCTCCGCTCTGCGCATCCGGCGAATTGCCCGGTGCATGATCTTGGTCCGCTCGCGCTGATCCCATTCGAGGCTCGCTTTTCTTCGCTCGATCCGCGTGTCCAGAACGATAAGCCTTTGTGCTTCCTCGGCTTTCGTGAAACGCCGCCAGGGCGCATCAACCGTTCCCCGCTGCACATCTTCCTCGGCCATCGGCGCAATTCCCTTGCTTTACTCGGAACTGCATACACCTTGACAAGCTGCACGGTCAACCTGTAACGTATGCCTTGCGCAATGTGCGCCACACCCCATCGAAAGGAAATCACTATGATAGGCAAAAAGTGTATCATCCGCTGCTATGCAAGCGGCGTCCATTACGGAACCGTTACCGCACAAGATGGTCGTCAAGTCACACTAATAGACAGCCGCCGCCTATGGCGTTGGCACACCGGCGGGAAGGAAAAAGGCGTGAGCCTTAGCACAGTTGCGTTGACTGGCATCGACGCAGCTCGCAGCAAGGTTGAACCGGCTCTGCCTGAAATTATGCTGCTTGATGTGCTGGAAATCATCCCGGCGAGTAATGTGGCATCTGAAAGCATTGAGGGTGCATGATGATGCAGTCATTCGAGTACTATGAAAACGACGGCTACGGCTCCGGCTACGGCTACGGCTACGGCTCCGGCTCCGGCTACGGCTCCGGCGACGGCGAAGGCTACGGCTCCGGCTACGGCGAAGGCTCCGGCTCCGGCTCCGGCTACGGCTCCGGCTGCGGCTCCGGCTACGGCTCCGGCTCCGGCTCCGGCTACGGCTACGGCGACGGCGAAGGCTACGGCGAAGGCTACGGCGACGGCTCCGGCGACGGCTGAAAATTCCATCGCACAAAAAATATTAAGCCCGGTTTGCGCCGGGCTTTTTCTATGCAAACACGTCAAAATCGCCATCCGCTTGGAACGATCCGCCGCCTTTTCCGTCAGTCCTGCGCCCGCCGAGCCGGTCAAATTCACCCACGCCGAGGAAGCCATAGCCCGCCCCGTCGCAAATGTGGCTTTCGTCGTTCTTGGAGGGTTTGTCGGCGTAGCGATCCTCGCCCGTGACCGCCAGACGCTTGAAGTGCCACGCCCCCATCAGCCCCTTGTGCAGCATCGGGCAGTGTCGCTTGTTCAGCAAGAGCCCAGGCTTGCCGTCGATCATCCGCTCGCATGGCCCGGCCAGAGCCGCGATCCTCATCTTCGGGTCTTGGGTTGGCGCGGGCTCCAGGTTGATCCCGTGTTGCGTGCGCAGCCAGTCGAAGCTGGCCGTCTCGAATATCTCGTCACGCTTTCCGCCTGCTGGATCGCCCCACCCTGTTCCGGTCAGCCCTCTGGCCACATGATCCGGGAAATGCTTGACCAGCGCTTCACCGAGTAGCTCGCCAAAGCGCTTAATCCCCATGTCGAAGCACACCACCTCGCGGTGCGCGAGCAATGGCCCCCGAGGGTGCTTCTGAAATAGGAGCGCCGATGGCTGGAGGGTGCCGCCGCCAATGTCTGCCCCGATAAACACCGGCTCGTCAGGCAGGATCGGCAGGTGATCGACGCCATGCACCTGGCCGTTGTATTGCGGGACCACGCGCCGCCCGTCCGTCACGAACGTGTAGACGCCCTGGAGATAGCTTTGGATTTCCTCCAGCGTCTTACCTGCCAACGCGCGGCCGTAGTAGCTCCGCACCCCAAGCGGGTTCGATCCAGCATCGACGCGGGATAGCGCCACAAGGTTCTCCTGCCAAGGGTTCACGATCCAGAGCCGATCAGCAGCACGGATCACCTCAATCGGACACTCGACCCGGCGCGTCTTGCCTCGATAGTAGATCAGCACCTCGGCCGATGTGAGGCGCACGCCTTGGTAGTCTGGGAAATTCTCGTCGATGATCTCGGCACCGTTGCCACGCGGCCGCACCTCCAGGACGCCGGGCGGTTGCTGGTGGAAGTGATAACCTTCTGGCGTCTCGCGGTGGTGCCAGCCATAGAGCCAATGATCTGCGTCCGGCGGGTTGGTGTCGCCCCAGATGCCGCTCCAGGTGGTTGGCCGCTCGTTCACCCCGAACCGGCCCACGCGCTCGGTCAGCCTGGTGATAACTGATCTGGGCACCTCGCGCATCTCGTTGATGAAGGCCCCGGTCAGCTCCAAGGAGAGGAGCTTCTTCACGTCCTTTGGCTTGTCGAGCGCGATCAGGTTGACCTCGATCTCCAGGCCGGAGTTGCGCGGCTGGATCATGTGCGTAGCCGGTGATCTCCAGATGATATCCCCGAACGCATCCGAGGGATAAATCTGCTGATAGGTCACGGCCGTCGTTGATCGCAGCTCGGGCATGGTGTTTCGGATCACCGCGAACCTGGAGCGGCGCTTGCCGTCCTCGCTGGGCGCTTGCTCTTGGCCTAGATCAAGGATGCGTTGAAGGCTGGGCACCGACTTGCCGGAGCCGACCGGCCCGATGATGAAGCTCCCAAAGCTGCGATCCTGTTTGTACTTCCAGGCGACAGGCGACGTGGTGTAATCCCAGGTTGAGCTTGTCACCATTGCAGGTCGTTTGGAACTCGCGTCAGCCCCATCGCGGTGATCGCTGCCACGCTCACAGCACAACGCCTCTTTTTTCTGCGTAGTATTGCCGGGCATCACTACGCTGTTGTGCCGTCAGTAGCTTGTCGATGAATGTGCAGCCGTAGAACTCGGCATTGCCCCAAACACTGTTGGCGATCCGTCCGATGTAGAGCGGGCCGATACCAGTGTTCACGATATTTGACCCCGAGGCGTTCTCGTCCGTTGTGCCGTTGGACAGGACATGGTCGCCCAATGTGCCCCCATCCGGAAGGCGGATACCGACCACGCCGTCTGATGAAAGCCCGGAGACATACGCGCTGCCTGCGATCTCGACACGCAGATTGCCGTTATCGTCCCGCACGGTCCACCGCTCGCCGATATCGCCCCCGATGTTGAGCGTGAACACAGCACCCCCCGGACCGAAGGCGCCGATATATTCCCGCGTGCTGTTGCCGCTTACATTGATGTTGGACTGCGTGACCAGTTCATCATTTTCGGCACCGGCGAACTCAAGGTAATAGTTACCGTTTCCATCTTGTCGCAGCACAGGGGATGCAGACAAGGAAGGGCTTTGTGCGTCGTTTCCGTTCCCTGACTTGTCCGCGATGAACCGGACCACATCCCCGACTGCGGGCACACTGCCGGACTGGTCCGGCTCCGTGTTCATGCTGGACAGATCGGATACATCGTAGAAGACCCCTGACTCGCTTCCCGTGAACAGATCAGCGGGGTCAAACGCGCGGAGCTGACCAAACGCGCGGAGCTGACCAAACGGCGAAACAATGCCAAAGGGAGACGGAACCCGCAGCATTAGGAAACTGCAGCGCGCGAAACAAACACAGAGCCAGTTTCGCCACGGCTAATCATGTAAATGCGATCTGCCGTTCCTGACCCTGGGAAGCGAGAAAGCATGGCGACCGAGGCGTCCTCACCCGCTCCATTGGCGTAAGGAATACCCCTGTCTGCTTCAACTGGAGCAGCGCCATCCATACCCAGAACCTCGACGATCCCAGAGACCACAACAAACGTGCAATCTATCTCGGAAATAAGCGTCCATGTGTCTTCCGGTAAAGTGACCCAGGTGTTAAGTGCTGGTTGCGTCATGTCGGCCTCCCCTTCTAACTGCGCGCAGCCTACATCAATCCCGCCAATTCGAAAAGCGTTCTTAAAAGCATAAACGCACCGGCAGCGCATGACGCCGCCAGCACGATCCGCCCTATGATCCGATATCCCGTCATTGACCACCCCATTGATCTGCCATTGCGGCCGCGATGCCGGGATATGTCACTGAACGATCTCTCGCGCGATCCTCACCCGGCGAAAGGCGGTTCTGCCCGTTGTCGGTCTGGTTGCCCCATCGCGGCTTACCATTTACCATGCGGGGCTTCGCCCATGCGTAACGGGGCAGAGGCATGAGTGGCCTAAGCCCCCTCACCCAAAAGCATGTTTTCTTGCTTGCGTCGTCTCCGAACTCGTAGGGCTGATAAGTCGGTGGACGACCGAGAACGCGAGACAGAACCCCAACGGGGTTCTCGATCACCACGCGATCCATTCCGCAATTCCAAAGCCTTTCGACAAAGGTGACAGCATCCCTTCGCGCTTCGCGCCGCGCCGCGCCGGTCAGGGTTCCGGGCTTCACCTTCTGATGATATGGGCCATCCCCGTAAGCCCACTCTGCGCTGCACGTCAGATAGGTGCAGGTCGGGAAAGCAATCAGGCCGCGCCACTGGCGGCTCGCCAGCGCATCGAAGATATCGCATTGCAAGTGTTCGCCACGGCCAGAACGGCTGTGCAGCAGATCGCAGGACACCGCCGGAATGCCCCGTGCAAGAAACGCATCGCGCACCGTGCCGCTTTCCTCGCACCCGATAAGCCAAGGTTTCATTGCTTCGCCCTCTTGATCGCCAGATAGTCCACGATCCGCTCGCCTTCGTTGCTTCGATCCGCAGTGATCCGCTGCGTCAGGAGGCAGAGCCCGCGTTCGTGCAATCTCATAGCAGCTTCTTTGACCGACCTCGACGCGGAACCAGCCTCGCCCCGATGATACACCACCAGGTCGCCGGGCTCCACGCGGTCGAGTGCCTGGGCGATCACCGCATCCTCGCTGCCCGATGCAATCTTCTCGATGCGCAGCTCCTGCTTTACACGATCAGCCATGCAATCGCCCCCCATATGCAGACGCCAGCAGCGATCCAAACCAAGTGCCACGCCGCAGGGCCGCGCCCGTAGTCCGAGAACTCACCCCGAGCGGGGCAATCCCTTCCTTGATGATTGCAGTCCGGAGTGCAATGCAAGTCACTTGCGCTCTCTGTGCTGGCCCGTGAGTGCCCTTGTGCCTTTTCGGCACCCACCATGCCCGAAACACCCTTCTCGGCATCCTGCGGCCGCTCCTCGCGCGGCTGTCGCTGCAAATGCTCCACGTCGAAGTCACCATTCGCGCGGTGGTGGATTTGAAAGTCATTCATCGTCGTCTCCTTCCGGTTGCCATTTCGGGATCGCTTTCGAAGCCTCCCCTGCTGCTGGCGGGATCACCGCAACGTGGAAGCCGTCGCCAGTGCCGCCTTCCCGATCCTCTCTGCCGTAGCCGTGGTTCACCTCCAGGGCGAACTTGGCCCCGTTCGATGCCTCCCTGACATACAGCGCTTCCTCTGCAAATTCTGCGATCCGCATCTTGGCGCGTGCGATGATCGGGACAAATGCCGGATCGCGTGGCTCGTCTCCCCTGCCATATGCCAAGAGGGTTTGCCTGGTGGTGTCCAGTGCGAGTGCCAGCCCTGCCATGGTTGGGGGAACTTGGTAATCTTCCTCGTATGGCTCGCCATCGCGGGGATAGATTTTGCGCTTGCGCGTTCGGCTTTGGAAATAGTCCTCAATTCGTTGCTCCAGCTCCTCGGGATCGGTGAAGGCGAGCTGCCCGCGCTTTGCCATCATGCCCCTCCTCGTTCTGCCAGGCGCTGCCGCAGGTGTGCGAGCGCTTCATCCCCGATGTTCTTCATGCCGCCCGACCGACCGCTATCAGCGGGCGGGGAGGGAGGGCGGCTTTGCGGACCCTCTCCCCCCTGCACCCCCCTCTCCGTGGTCTTGGTCTTATCCGTGGTCTTGGTCTTATCCTTCTCCGTTGTCTTTTCCGTTGTCTTTTCCGTTTCCGTTGTATCGCTAGGGCTATGGATAGGGGTATGCGATAGGGGTATAAGTAGGGCTTCCCCGAGACGGTCGAGCGTGCGTGCGTCGAGCCCGATTTCCTGCGACGTGAGCATGGGTTCGAGCTTCATTTCCTTGACGATATCCGCCGCCGTGCTGTCGAAGCCGCCCATCGCTTCCAGGATTTTCCCGGCCTCGGTGTGATCGCTGCGGTGTTCGCTGCGCTTGAGCCGGCTCGCTTTCTCGTTCCACTCCTCGCGGCGCTCGAACATTGCCAGGATCAGATCGCACGCGGCGCAATCCCTGACCGGAGAATGTGGCAGCGCCTGGATGATGCGAACCGGCCCGGCCAGGTGCTTGCGGCTGGAGATCGCGTTGAAGCGGAAGAAGTTTACGATCTGGATCAGCTCCTCCTCGGGATCGTATCGGATCAGGCGAGCCTCGGCCAATTCGATGAACGCGGCGCGCACCTCGTCGGCCGGAACTTTCAGCTCAAGCGCTGCCATTTCTGGCGGCAGGACGAAAGCACCGGCGCTGTTGCCGTGCGTGGTGGTGTGCAGGTAGAGGTAGGTCAGCCGGGCCAGGTCCGAGCCGAGCTGGCGAAAGCGCTTGCTGCGCCAGATTGAACTGGAGATGATGCCGAACTGTCTCACGGGATCACCGCCCTGACGGTTCCGGCACCGCCTCCAGGCTATCCACCAGGGCGCGGATCGCATCGCCCTTCGACTTCCAGAGGTGATAGCTCGCGCCGCTGGCACGCTTCATCTCTGTTTCGGATAGCCCGGAGCCACCGGCCAAGATGATCTTGACCGCAGCTCCCAGCACGTTGAGATCGGCGGCCATGACTGGCCCCGCGTTGTGAATGTGCATGCTCATGCCTTCGGTGCCTTCTGCTGGAACTGTTCCCGGCGCAGCGTGACCGCGCCGCCTTCGCCAATGTCCGGCGCTTCCTCTGCAAAGCGCATCGCCGTGACGCGGGACCGGCTCAATATGATCGTGAGATATGCCGCCAGGCGCTCCTCGGTGGTGTGCGTCTTGGTTGGCGCGAACTCCTCCACGATCCACCGCGCGACCCTGGGCTTGACCGGGATCGTCACTGTGAAGTCGCTGGGCACGGTCGGCTTGGGTGCCAGCTCGTCCTCGGCGCGGATCATGGCGTCCGTGAGGCTGATCCCGCGCTCTGCCTTGATTTCTTGCGCTCGGGCCAGGATTTTTTCGTCTGCGTTGTCAGGCACTTGTTCACTCCTTGCTAAATGTATCGCCTATAATTGCAAAATATCTATTGCAAAGGCAAGCACGGTCTGTTTTAACCATTGTTGCAGGGCGTCGAGCCCGAGCGAAAACGGAGGTTCGCAGATGCAATTTGACCTGTTCGACCAAGGCAGCGACAGCCAGCCCGGCGGGCGGCAAACTGATCTGGAGATGCTGATAGAGGAGAAAGCGATGAACACGAACGAAACACCAAGCCAAACAGCAATGACTCTGGTGATCGACACCGTGGGGGAAATCACCCTGCCGGATGGCACCACCGCACATGGCGTTGTCCTCGTTGTGCCGGTGGGCACCAGCCAAGACGAGAGGCGCGAAACCCTGCAGGCCGCCGTCCGGATATGGTCCGAGCGCGTGACCATACAACCCGTGCTTCGGGAGATTTCATGATGAACCCTTACGAACAGAAACAGGAAGCCCGGCGCGAGCGGTTGCTTGCAGCGGCTGACCGGGCAGAGGCCCAGAGCAACGCGGCTTACAAGCGGGCCGACATGCGCGAGGAGGTGTCCGGTATC